CAACTGTTTCTGTTTGTTTAGATTGTTCATCTGACGGTTTCTCTTTGACCGAGGTAAAACCCCAATCACCATCCATATCAAAACCTTCTAAAAAGTCAAAGTCTGCCATATTTTTCCTTTAGTTGGTGTAGCTACACACTCTTAGATACATTATCGGATTGACCACTCAGCTTCTTGACCATCGCCTGGCGTGCTGTAGTTTCTCGATAGTATCAGTTATATTTATCTTCCACCGCCTTTTAAGATACGATTTATGCGTTTCTTTCTTGCGGCTTGAACTTGTGTTTGTCTTACTGTTCTTTTACCATATCGTTCTGCAAGTGGACTACTAGGATGTGCTTCTGAAACTTTAGACATCACCTCTTTCCAACCAGAATCTGTTTTACTATCAACACTACCCACACTTGATACAATATTCATTTGTGTCGGTGGCAATAATTCAATAGTATCAGTTTTGATAAACTCTTCCATTTCAGAAATCATCATTAACTCTTCCCATACTTCGCCTGTATGATGATCTTTAAATCTATATGTTGGCATTCTCTCGCTGTCTCCATTCTTTTCTCATTTGTTTATATTTAGGGTCGGCCACAACACGGCTTCTTGCCTGATAAAATACCTTAGCGGACTTTGCTTTAGGACTTGTTGCCCAATCTTTTTCTTGTGGTCTTACTTTACCACTCTCATCATACTTTTTACCATCTTTATGATTTGCATATCTTCTTGCTCTTGTAAAACCCATTTCTAAAAACTTTCTACACATATCCATACCTACAAAATCTTTTTGATCTTTGTATTGATGATATAGATAAAGTATTCTCATAGACGACATAGCGGCGTCATAGGGCGTCTTAAACCGCCAATACTGACAAATATCGTTTGTATATGGTCTGACTAATAATACACCTTGTTCACCACGACCTATTCTATATCTTTTATCGTTAGGCATAAACAAAGTATTTTTGTAATCTAAATTGTAATCAAACTCAATCATTTACACAAAAAACTTCTTGATTCTTCAGTACAAACACAACCACCACCAATAGAACCATCGCACTTCATACCATGTTGAAACCACTTCTCAGGATAGTCTGTGAGAACTATACCACAAATCAGTAACATAGATATTGCTATTGCTAATAGAAACTCTTTCATTTCTTCTTCTTTCTCTTTTCTATTTCTGACATGATTATAATACAAATAAGCATTACTGTCAAGCCTGTAAATAGTAAACCTATTCCTTGTAAAAATGTCATTTTCTTTTACCAAGTTTACCAGTTCTATGGTCTACTCTACCTTTTCTTTTTGCTTTGTGTTTTGCTTTTCTTTTTTGTCGTCTTGCTTCTGTAATTAATTTATTCTTCATCTCCTGCACAAATTTGATGACTATATTTTACAGCATATCCTGTTGTGCCGTAGTCTTTACTATCAGGTATCTTCTTCCACCATTCACCATGAAAATCTTTACCGTCATCATAACCATTTGAACCGCCATCGATTAACTCGATATATTCTTGTCCTGATTGATCGTATCCTTTTGAATTAAATCTAAAAGGCACTTTAACCATACTTACCATATATCCTCATACTTTCCTGCAGTTTCTTCATACTTAAAGGTACCATTAGGATGATAGTATTTACTTTTTTCTGCTGCTTTAAATGTTGCAACTGTTATGATAATAGCAAGTATGAATACAAAGTGAGCAATTGCTGTATAACCAAACACAGTCCAACTACCTAATAATAAACTAAATGTAATACACCACATCCATGCTAATATTTGTAGTGTTAAATGTCTAACTTGTAAGTCTGGTATATGTCTTAATGGATTTTTATCAAGGTTCATTACACCTTCCCAACTATCGTGAATAAATTTTCTCATTGTACTCCTTCGCTAAACCATTGTGGTGTGGGTCTAGATGTCCACTTAGCAAAATATGCTTTTGCTTCTATGTAATAATTTTTATATGATTGAATACTATCACCAGGTACTATGCATTGTGGATAATGAGACATGGCAGGTGGTGGTTCTTGCCAGCCATTGTCTTTTAAATTTGTTGGTGTATGTTTTAAAATGTCTTTGAGCAATTCAATTGTACTGTGGTCTTTGTTATATCTGTGGGTATATTCTTTCCCAAGTTCCCTGAACAGCGTGTACAGCCAGTTGTAGTGCTGAGAAGAAGAACGAGCCCACACAGCACTAGGGTGGTGATAATGTACCGCTTTGTAAATTGTTGCTTCTTCATTTGGATTTTCTAGTCTATACCTTTGTACTCGTCTGCCTGTTTTAGATTTTGCTTCATACTTAACACCATCAATCATTCTTTTTGCTGTAGATAATAATTGAGCATATTCAACTATCATTTTAACCACATGCTTATCAACATGAAGTTCAGCACACACTTTAGGATCATTATGTAAATAAAATATATTCATAGTATCTATTATATCAGTTTAATTCTTTTTTGTCAACCCCTTGAAGTCCTCTCATTAGTTCTTGTAGTTTATCCATCCATATTCTTTTAAAGTCTGGATCTTCGGCACCTTGATACATTTTATACAAGTTTGCCGCTCTACGCCAAAATAAATTCATACTATAACTCATAAACACCTCTTATATTATATTTAATTATTTCTTTTACTAGTTCAATATATGTAGGTTTACTAGCATATTTTTCTAGATAGTTTGCCAATTCTAAAGCGTCATTGACACCACTTGCTCTTGCCTCTCTTAATTCTTTGAAGGCATGAACATTGTTTAGTATATGTAAATAGTCAACAACACTTTCACATTTACTACTATACATTTTTACACCCCACCCAGGCCACTTTGTCCACGGTATAGGTAATAAGTATGGTTCATCTTTATCCCATGTTCTAATACCAAATAGATTATTACCTTCGTTGGCAAATCTAGATTTACCCCAACCAGTTTCTATAACTGCCTGAGCAATAATTAGTTCATTAGGTATTCTAAACTCAGGTTCAATACTTTGATATAAAAAGTTTATACAAGTATTTAATGATTGTACAAAATTTTCATTTGATGATGTATCAATCTCTGGTAAACTGTAAGTTTTTTGAACAATCTTATGAACACCATACTCTAAATGAATTGGGTTATAAGCAACTACGACAGCTTTTTTCCAGTCTTTTTCAATCTCTCTTAGATCACCTCTAACATCTTCATCAGGAAGTGGTATTTCAATCTCATGAAAATCAGGACAACCATCATCCGTACAATTATATTTTTCGTTATACTTACTAATCCCAAAAGCGATTAGAGCAATCATTAAAGTTAATTTAAACATTATAGTAATTTCCTCAACTCTCTTTTTGTTGCATAAGGTTTATACAATTTACACTTGAACCATCTAAATTTTGGTTCTGGTGTTGCAGGACCTTCCATTAATAACTCATTTTGTGCTTCTGCATAAATAAGTTTCTTCATAAACAAAGATAAAGCGGCATCATATTCCTTGCAAGGTTTATAATTACCTCTATCTCGTTTAGGTGTTTCGTAAATACCTTTACGGTTATCTACGATTCCTTGTAGTATCTTTTTTTCGTATCTATTTAATTTCAAAATGTAGCCTTTCTTTTATTTATCTACCATATACAGCAAATGTATCTGCACCGTGCATATGACAAAATGATTGAGGTCTTTTATACCAAGATTTAGAATTACCTCTATATCTATATTGTACCTTCATACCATTACCAGTGCTTGTAATTTCTTTAAAATATTTAAGATATTTCATAGGTATATTTTTTGCGATTGAATGTTCTTCAATATTAGGATCTGTAAGATATTTAAGTAATAAAGGATTTACTACTCTGTTAAATACTTTTTTTCTTCTATTCATTATTGTGATACTCCTACATAAGAACCGAATAGACTTTCTTTAGCAAGCCCTTCTTCAGCAAATTCTGAATACACAGACATTTCTTCGGGAAACATTTCTTTATACAATGATGGTTGTTTTTCGATTATTGATTTCATGTGATCTCTAGGACTTGTATCTAGAATATCAATGAAGTTAGCAGCGGCAATAAACTGATTACCTTTAATTAGATTAGCAACTGTCTCGTAATCTTGACCGTCATATTCATCTTTTCTAAATTGTAAAAGTTTGTTTTGTGTAGTTTTTGTTTTCATAATGTGTCTTTCTTTTTTGTTATTATACTTATATAATACACTAAAAATAGATAGATTGCAAGCATTATTCCAATAAAAATGGTGCAAAAAACCCTTGTTTTCTGCGCTTTTGTGGATTATTCCACATAAAAAAACCCTTGAAAATCAACGATTTAAGAGTGTCTTAAACTGTTGAAAAACAAGGGTTTTGGTAGGGGGTCCTAGGTATATTACAGAAATAACCCCTATATTTTACTCTTTTTTCATAAAATTATCATCCCAATCGAATGCTTCTTTTACTAAATTGCCAGTAAAACCTTTATATTTATTATTAACTTTTTTGTTTACAACTGTTACCAAAAACTCTGCTTCTTCAGCTGATAGTCCTTCTAACATTTGTACAAATAAGGTCTCTCTTTTGTTTTGTGTTAGAGAGCCATCGCCACCTTTTGTAAACAGATATAATCTTTTTGCTTCTTGTCTGAGCATAGTATGTTCTGTTCCTACTGGAGCGTCATTAGGTGTGTATGGTACATCACCTTTTGGTAATAACCATTCTATATTTGGATCAAAAGCACCTTTTAAAACTTGTCTCAATGATACAGAATCATTATCTTTTAATACTTTTAGTTTTCTAGGTTTATCTTTTGCGTTGTTTATTTTTGTAGCAATCTCACTCATTA